GTACACCCCGAGGCTGATTTGTGATATAATACTTACTTGAGATAGCTTTGTTATTTTCTATGGTGGAGAATACAGCAAAGTTATTTTTAACTTTAAACCCTGTATCTAAATAATAACCACCATTTATTATTTTTTACGGGGTTTTTTATTTGGAGTATCAAAAATGAAAAAGATTATAGAATTAGGCAACCAGCAAGAACAATTGTGGCTTGAGGCAAAAGAGTTTTTATTCGAACAAATTAAATATATTCCATCTTTTAATTTATCAAATGGTTGTGAAGAATGGCAACAATATGATGATCCGCATGAATCATTGCCGATAAGAATACATAATATTGGTATAGGTTTATTATTAGATAATAAATGGCAAAATTCATTTATGATTGAACAATTATATCATTTAGGTGATATTTTAATAGATAACAAAAGTTTTGACCGTTTTATTTTAGGATATATTCATGATTATAATTTTAAATATTTAAAACACCCTTTGTTACAAAAACAAAATTATAATCGATTTTTAGAATCCACCTATTGGAAATTAACAAAGGAATTAAAAGAATGTGACCACAGAAATTGTCAATTATGTGGCAAATATTTTGATGAAAATTCTCATTTACATCATAATAATTATGCAATAAGAGGTTTTGAACATTTAAAAAATGTTAGAAATGAATTTTTAACGTTATTGTGTGCAAAATGCCATAACTTATTCCATAAAAATGATAATGCTTGTAAAGGATGGGAATTATGAAATACACTATTGAGGGGTTTAGTCAACAGGTATTGATTGAATTAAATCTTAATCATTCCGACGCTTTAATTTTAAGATGGTATGTTGATTTTTTACCTAAAATGACATCTATTGAATATGAAAACATGCAATACAAATGGGTTAAATATCAAGCTATAATTGATGACTTACCGTGTCTAGGGATTACCAATAAACAAGTAATCGCTAGACATTTTAATAAATTTGTTGAATGTGGTATTATGAAAAAATATATCGATAAAAAGGGGGGTATATTTACATGTTACTGTTTAACAACGGAATATTTAACTTTGGTGGAGGGTTCAACTCAAAAGTTGATAGGTATTGACTCAAAAGTTGATACCCCTATCAACTCAAAAGTTGAAACAAAAGACTCTTCTATTAGTATAAACTCTTCTATTAAACCCATAAAAGAAAAAACACCCAAAGTTAAAAAAGTTATGGAATTTAATTTTGAGGGTTTTGATGAACCAGAAAAGGAAATAATTACCAAATGGATGTCACATTTAAAAAACAATAATAAAATTTACAAGTCTCAAGATGAAGCAGATTTTGCCCGTGAAGAAATGTTAAAATTTAAGTCGGATTATAAATTAGTGCAATTGATAAAATATTGTATTACAAGAGGATGGAAAGCAATTTATATTCCAAATAATCCTAACGAACGTAATGAATTGATCGATACTCGACCCAATGGTTGGTACGATAATCAAAACCGTTTTTGGTTTTGTTTACCCAACGAACTAGAGCCAGTGTGTAAAATAGCTGTCGGAAATGAACACAAAGTTTTTAATATAATCAAAGATGAAAGGGTTCAAAATGCAAAGAATGACTAAAGAAATCTACGAACAAACAGAAAAAATGAGTTACAAGTCTTTATTTGTTGGTATACCACAAATAGATACTAACGGAGGAATTACTGACCATGATTGTACTGTAATTGCAGGTAGTACAGGTTCGGGTAAGTCTTTGGTAGCTTTATTTATGGCTTGTAATTTAGCTAAATATGGAAACCAAAAAGTTGTATTTTTTAACGTTGAAAATGATATAAAACTTATGACCGAAAGAATGAAAGATTTGGGATTTGATTATAACAAGGATTTTGGAGAATTTGACAAAAATGGAGAGAATAGACTAGTTTTAATGTCAGGTAAAAATATGAAGTTCGAGATGATTCAGAGTGCGATAATTCAATACCAACCCAAAGCTTTATTTTTAGATTTGTTTAGTTCTTTAATGGATAATCAAAGCTCTTTTATGGTTGCAGATTTTACGCTTAAATATGCGATAGAAATTAGCGAATACCCTAAACAATATAAATGCTCAATTTTTGTTACAGAGCAATTAATTAAAGATAATAGACGTACTCACCGCCCAGTTATAAATGATATTCAGGGGGGCAAAGGTTTGCCCAACAAAGCCACAAAAGTTATAATGGTTTATCGTTATGTCAAGGAAAATTTAGAGAGAAGCATTAAACAGCCTGTGAGTTCAAAAGTTATAATTAATACCACGGAATTGTTATTACGTAAAAATAGAATGAAAGATACTATTCCTAATTTTATGTTTTTACAATTAGAAAATAAAATAGGTTTTGTACCTTTGACAGAATCCGAAGAAATCGATTATACAGAATATGTTTTTAACAGGAAAAATTAAAATGGATGAATTAAAAATAAGAGACAAGCTAACTGAGTTAGGATTCATAATTAAAAGATTCAATACAAAAAAATGGAATCGATGTTCTACAGTTCACAATCCTAACAAGAAAAATGGGTGGTACGTGGTCAATTCTTTTGGTGTAAATTATGGAGATTGGAATAATTGCATAGAGCAAGGTTTTTTTTGGAATGACGATTTTAATCAAAAAACTGAAATAGAAAAAATAAAAATAATGGAGGAACAAAGAGAAATCCAAAAAATATTAGAAGTAGAAGAAAAAAAAGCCAGAATCTTAGAAGTCAACGGTACTTACCATATTTGCAAATCAATAACAGAACTGCACCCATATTTAGTCAAAAAACAATGTCGCAATCAAATTGATTTTAGGCTAGATAACAAAAATAGGTTAGTAATACCAATGTATAATGTAGATAAAGTATTATGTGGCTACCAGTACATAGATGCTGAGGGTAAAAAGATGTTTAAGTCGGGGTCAATATGCAAAGGTGCTTTTTATCCAATTAAACCCTCGCAGTTAAAGATTGAGGACTTAGACGTTATTTATTTGTGCGAAGGTTACGCTACGGCTGACAGTATATACCAAGCACTTAACAACGAATTTACTAGCTTTCAGTACGGTGTTTTAGCTTGTTTTTCGGCTAGTAATATCGACAATGTTGCTAATGCGTTGACGGACATATACCCAAGATTTAATATCATAGCAATACAAGACCAAGACGAAGCGGGAGTTAGTTGCAAAACCAATGGTTTTACGGTGGGAATCACAAAAGGCGAGGATGCTAATGATATATTTATTAAATTTGGTGGCGAAACTCTTGCAAGATTGATTCACGAAAAGACTAAATATATTTTTGGTTAAAACTACCCACGCATTACCCCCTAATTTGCGTTATTATGCTTTTTGCGGGGGTTTGCTTGGTCGGGTGTAAAATAATGTGTTAAAATGCTTTAAAAAGGAAAATCGGAAATTCCGATAAATTTAATTAATGAAAAGGAAAATAAATGATGAAGAATAATTGTAATATTAAATTTCAAAAAAATAAATTAATAATGTTTAATGTGAATATTGAATTGGACAATGTATCTCTTGATGAAATAGCAAAAAATTATGATTATATTGAAATTAATCAATGTAATATTATAAATAATGGACAATTAATTATTGCTGATGTTACACAACCGCCAAAATCCAAAATTTATGGATATATTAAAAATAGAAAGAGATGGCAATGAAAAACTTAAACGAAGAATTTCAATTTGTAGTTAATAAAACAATAGATAATGCAATTAATAATTATTTTCAAAATTATGAAAAATTATACCCTCAAATTGAAGATTGTAATGTTACTATTAATTTAACGAGCTATTCAAAAGAAAGTCAAGAAAATGAAAAAACCAAGTGCTGAATTAGTCATAATGCAAACTCTGTTGCAGGACATTGTCGCTAAACAAGATAAGCAAGAATTATTGATTAAAGAAATGTCCGAGGAAATCGGACGGATGGAAAAAGAAATACAAGCGTTAAAACTTGCAATCCCGACAAATGATACTATATAATACTGCGGGACACTTAAATCTTTTATAACTACCAATAGCCCCGTTTAATCGGGGTTTACTTTTAGGGATACAACAAAAATGGATAAAGAAAAATGTGATAAATATGATATGTCTGAAGAAATATTAAAGGATTTTATTCAAGCAAAAGGGGTGGGTGTGACATGACTATTGAAGGTATTGGTAATAATGATATTGTAACTTGTGCTTACATGAATTATATGTCTAAAGTTGAATGGGTAACACTAAATAAGAATGCATTAAAAAAAGTTAAACATGTGATATAATACAGCAGATATTTAGACAGTATCTAATTTACTTCTAGTCCTCGGCTTCGGTCGGGGATTTTTTTATAGCTAAATAAAAAACCCTCGGGAAATTGCTTTAACCAAGGGCTTTTTACTGGGAAAAACTAAACAATGAAAAAACATATTAACTTTATCTCTAAGCATTATTATATCTAATTCACCACATTTTGTCAAATATTATTTTATTTTGTGCTTTTTTGTAAATTATTTTAATTATTATTTTGTTGTATATCAGTGTGTTATAAAATATTTAGATATTGTTGCTCATTAATGTTGCATAATATGTTGAACAATGATATAATATCGTCATGGGTTAGATAAATAACCGACAAATTCTTTAACAATTTATAATAAAAAAGATGACTGCGGGAAACGGGAGAGCAGGCCCAAAATAAAGTTATTATATAAGATACTCTAATGCTAGAGTATCTGCTTATATTAATTTTTTAGGAGAATAAAATGAGTTTTGATTCGTTAGTACAAGCTTGGGAGGATAAAACGCTTAATGAACATTTAAGCGGTTGGATTGATGAAGAATTATATTTTGATCAACTGAGCGAAAATGCAAAACGTACTTATCTTAGAAGTAGTGGGTGTTCTGATGCTGATATTAAAGAAATGTTAGCAAATTAATTAACGGGGGAAAATCCCCAATTTATAGGAAATAAACCAAATGAATCAAATAAGATTAAAAATTGAGCAACAATTAATAGCAAATGAATTTTGGGGTATACTTCAATACACAGATATTCAATTTATGTTTGAAAAAGTATTAGATGAGTATTATTTACGTGTTGATTTGCGTGATTTAAATAATTTGAAAGATAAAATTCAATATTCAACGTCAGAATATAAGAGTTCATTAACTTATATATTTGAAACAGCATTAATAACAACTTTAACAAATTTAGGAGAATAATATAATGGAATTAGAAATTATTCAACCCCAAAAAATTAAAAAAGTAGATTATTACGACCATCCCGCAATGTCTCAAAGTAAATTAAAAGAATTTAAAAAATCACCCAAACATTATTTTGCTAAATATGTTCAAAAACAAACTATTGAAACAACAGATGCAATGAAATTTGGAAATATTTTTCATACTTTATTATTAGAGCCATTAAAATTTGCTGAAAGATATATTCTTATGCCTTCTTTAGATAAAAGAACTAAAGAATATAAAGAATGGGAGAAAAATAACATTTTAAACGAAAAAGACAAAGAAAAAATTATTACTTTTGCCGAATATAATTCTGCTAAACAAATGGTAGAAGCTTTAAAACCTAAAAAAGTAATAAAAGAATTGTTTAATTTGGGAGGATTAATAGAACAAGATTTTTTTTGGGTAGGTTCAGGTGTTGAGTGTAAAATGAAATTGGATATGTTTATTGAGCCGTGCGAACAAGTACCAAATGGAGCTATTTTTGATTATAAGTCAACAAATGATGCTTTGCCAGATGCATTTAGTAATTCAATTTATAAATATGGTTATTATAATCAAGTTGCATTTTATCGTAATGGAATAAAAACCATATATAATACAAATGATTATCCAGATTTTTATTTTGTTGCAATTGAAAAAGAAGCACCGTTTGAATCTGCAATATATGAAGCTGATGATATTATCATGGATATTGGGCTTAATGAAAATAAAAAATTATTAAAAATGTATAAAGAATGTTTAGAATCAAACCATTTTTATGGTTATGATGAAACAATTAAAAAAATTAGTTTACCACAATGGTTTATTAATAAAATTTATTTTAAAGGGGAATAATATGACAAAAGAAAACAAACCATTAACAGTAATAGAAAGTTTAAATGTAGATTTTTCTAAAAGAAAAACAGAATTTATTAGTGCATTACCTAAAAATATTAGTTATGAAAAATTTGAAAGAGTTGCTAAAACAGCAATTATTCAAAATAATGATTTATTAAATGCAGACCGACCTAGTTTATTTTTGAGTTGTTTAAAATCTGCACAAGATGGTTTATTACCTGATGGTCGAGAATCCGCTCTTGTGATTTATAATACCAAAGTTAAAACCCAAAACAATCAAGAAGTTTGGATTAAAAAAGTACAATACATGCCAATGGTTGGGGGAATTTTAAAAAAAATTCGTAATAGTGGAGAATTATTAAGCATTACCGCTCATGTAGTATACCAAGATGATGAGTTTAGTTTTTGTTTAGGTGACGATGAAAATATTAAACATATTCCTAATTTAGATGCAAACCCAGAAAAAATAAAATGCGTTTATGCAATTGTTAAAACAAAAGACGGTGGAATATATAGAGAAATTATGACGGTCAATCAAATAAATGCTATTCGGAATCAAAGCAAAGCATATACACCAAATAAAACATGTATTTGGTCGCAACATTGGGAAGAAATGGCTAAAAAAACAGTAATTCGTAGGTTATCCAAAAGGTTACCAATGAGTACAGACTTGGTAGAAATTGTAAGCAGGGATGATAACTTACATAGTTTAAATGAAATTCATATTGACAAACCAGCAAGTTTATTTGATAAATTCAAAGAAACAGAACCATTATCTTTAACCAATAATGAAGCAAATTTTGAAATACCAGCGGACATAATTGCAAAAGCTGAAAAATTAAATTTAGACGTTATTAAAAAAGAGGAGGTAACAAATGGAGCGTAACTATTATAAAACAAATGATATTGTCCAAATTTTAGGATTATATCGATCAACAGTAAAAACCTATATGTTAGAAGGAAAAATTCCAATGTGTATTAATTTGGAAGAAGTTAAAGCTGACAAACCAGCTGGTTATAAATGGGACAAAGCCAAATTTGACACGTGGAAGCTAGAAGTATGGGATAAGCAATATAACCAAAAATAAGGGGTTGTATATGAAAACAGAACAAGAAATTAAAAATATGATAAAAAAAATGGAAATTTTACAATTAGATTGTATTAAACATGTAGATTTTGAAATGTTTTCTTATCTTGGACTTATGATTAATATTTTAAAATGGGCAATTGAATTAGACTTTGACGGTGATTTTTTACCAATATTTAATGCAATAGAGTCAATAAATATAAATAAATAAGGAATGCATTATGAAAACAGTACCAATGTTAGGCACGTTATGCATATGCACAATTGTTTATTTGGTGTGGTTTATGCGGGATTGGAAACGCAGAAAAGCACAAAAGAGGTTAAATAAATTTAAAGATTGGATATAAAAATGAAAGCATATTACATAAGCCAAAAAATAGATGGTAAGTTTATTAAATTTGGGGTTGTTAAAGACTTTGAGCGGGATGATGGCAAAGTTAAACTAGAGCTAACAGATGCTGAAATCACTGCATTGTACGAAGCAATGAAAGACGGCAAATTAAAGAAAGGGTCATACAACGAAAGACATTACAACGAGATTTACGCCGAGACTTGGAAAGATAAAGGAACTAAAAGCACTATGCCACAGGCTAGTGTGAAGAGTACGCAAGACGTGTTAAATGGCGATGATATACCGTTTTAAAGGAATATTATGTATATACAAACAATGAAAAACTGTGCCATATTTATTGCTGTATTTAGTATTTTGGGTGTTGCTTATTATAAGGGTCGTGTTGACAAAGAAAATGAGCAAACCATAGCGTTAGTCAAGCAAAACCAAAAGATACAGCAATCGTTATATAAAGCAAACAATCAAAAAGCCGTAGATATTCAAGTATCTGCAAGTCAAAAAATAGAGGAGGTTAAACGCAATGCGAATACTACCGATGATGTTACTATCTCTGCTAAGTGGTTGTGCTACTACGCAGGTAAAGTATGTCCAACCACCTTGTCCAAGTGAGTTATTTGCTGATGTGCCAAATTGGCAATATGTAACACCAGCTAAAGATGGAACGGCTAAAATATCGGCAATAACGCAAGTATGGTTAATTAATAAGCGTAACTACGAGTTGATGCAGTTCAATTATACTGAATTGCAACAATGTATTAAACATAATGAGGAGATTTTGGAGTGATAATAATTGATTGTATTTTATTAATATTGTTTTTCATGGTTTTGATACCAGCGATTTTGTCATTTTTGGCAATGATAATTTTATTATCAATAGTAATATTACCAAGTCGTTTAGTAAATATTATTTTAAGAAAGTGGGATAAATGAACAAAGAATTATTTACTAGTGAAAAACAAGACTGGGAAACACCCCAATGGTTATTTGATAAATTAGACAAACATTTTAAATTTAGTTTAGATGTATGTGCAACTAAATATAACCATAAATGCAAAACATATATTGATCCACAAATGGCAGATGGGCTTATTTGTCCGTGGGATAGTATTGATTTTGGAATACACATAAAACATATTTTTTGCAATCCACCTTATAATCAATTATCACAATGGATTAAAAAATGTTATGAAGAATCGCTAAAAGGTTGCACGGTAGTAATGTTAATTCCCGCAAGAACGGATACTAAAGTTTGGCATGAATACGTGTCAAAAGGTCGAGTCACTTTATTAAAAGGTAGGTTAAAATTTAGTAACAGCAAACATTCCGCTCCATTCCCTAGTTGCATTGTAGTATTTGGCAAAGAATATGATGCTGGTGTACGTAATCAAAAAAATGATTTTTTATTTAATGAGTAATAAATGAAACTAACAACTGAAAAAGAACGTATCGAAATTCAAGTATTGCGTAAGTTTGGAGCGTCTATTAAATATTGTACGATAGAGCCAACCAATAATGGTTATACAATACAATTATTTAATGATGATAAAAAGATGGAGGCAATTTTAACGGTGGATAAATACATGAAAGAATCTTCGTATATCCAGCAAATTAATCAGATGTATAATGATTTTAAACAAGTGTGTTAATTTATATTTTAAGGGGTACTAAAATGAATGAAATTCTAAAAGAGTTTACAAATGTTATGTTAAACAAAGGTCTTAATTATAACAATGTTAAGCAATGTAATTTACTTGTTGAGTCTACAATTGATGAATCTATGCGTAGTCTAGTTAAGACTCAAATAATTGATTCTAACAAGGAACAATTTGAGATAAAAGATTTGATGCAATCTGTTAAAAAGACAGAAGTTATCAGTGGGTGGGTTAGCTTTGACAACGGTGGCTGGATAGAACGAGACGAGGTGCTAGAGTTTGATTTTTGGCGTTATAAAATTTGTCCTAAGTGGGAGGTGTAAAATGAGTAAAGTTACAAAAGAACGTCTACAAAAGCTATTAGATAATGTGGATATGGAGAAGTTAAATAATTTAGAATCTTATAATACGTTGTTGACTAACGCAATGATGACGGTTACTTGTTTAGAACAATGCCAAAAAGAACCAACACTACATGATAAATTGGTGGCTCGGGGGTTCAGTAAAGTTATAGACGATGAGACAGTAATAACAACACTCCGTAAAAGCCTAGGGGGATGGCATTATATAGATTTTAAATTAAATAAATTAAGTTTTATTAATAAAACAAATAAAACAGTATCTGAAGTTTACCCAGAAAATGAACAACAATTATTCGAAGCAATAGACTTATTTGAGAAATGGAGTAAAGATGAATCTTAGAAAAGCATTGTTTGTATTCTTAACAATAGTCCCGTATGTTGGGTTGTGCTTTGATTCGCAAAGACTCTTGTTTAAAGAAGCTTTTGACATTGTGCAATTATGTATTAACATTTTTTTATTATATCCAGCAATTGCATGGATTTTATCAAATATCATTTATTTAATAGTAAAGGAATTATAAAATGGATAAACAAAAAACATATCCTGATATTATGGATATATCACAAGATGAAGGAACTTGTATTATGAAATCAAAAGAAGTGGAAGATACTGTAATTTTGGGATGTAATATTCCAGAACACATGAAAGGTACTTTGTACATTATTAATAAAACTTTTGAACCCAAAAAAGGTAAATTAATACAATTAATAGATACAGTTGATTTTGCAGAGTTAGATAGAATCATGTATTACGATGATGCATCTAAACAATATAACACGGCTTATGATGAGGTTGTTAAAGTGTTAGAGAAGTGTCAGGGGGTGACAAAATGAATCGATTAATTAGGTATAAAGATAAAAGTATAAATTTGAATAATGTATTTTATATTCAAAGTTATTTAGACAATTATGTAGAGGGTACTCGTTACAATATTCAATTTAATGGAATTGGTGGAGTAATTGAGAATTATGAACACGAGACAACTTGGGGTTTTAAAAATATTGAAGAAGGCGAACAAGTCTACAACTACATACTAAATACTTATTTTACTGATATTGAAAAGGAGATGAACAAGTGAACAAATATACATTTACTACCGATGATTTACATTTAATCATTAAAATAATTACTGGGTTCTACGGTGATTCAGTTGATTATCAATTAATATCAGAAGGCTATTACAAAGGTTTAACAAAAAATATAAAATACACGTGTACGTTCACCGCTTCTACACCAGAACGTGTTTTATCTTACATGTGGCAACAGGAATGGGAGAACAACCATTGCAACACAGAAATATTATCCATTAGAGGACAACTAATAGGAGAATTGGAATGAGTGAGTTAATAAATAATAATTTTGTTAATTCATATTTAGAAATGATCGAATATGATGAATCGGGAGATTTTTATTCACACACTGGATACCGTTTAAAATTGGATATTTGTAAACCTAATTTAAATAAATCAACTGAAATAACTAAACTTATAGGAGAGTTAGAATAATGTTAAAAAAATTACTTGTTGCACTATCATTAACCGCAACACTAGCACACGCTGAATTTATCTCTAGCAAGATAACGCCAGAGCTAAAGACTAAAATCAAAAACCAAACTGGGTTAGTTGTCAACGATAACATCGGGGCTACAGTTATATATAGCGATAGCAAAGGTATGTATCATTACGTACTAATTGAGGGCTCGGACGAACTAGATAACGAATTGTCTAAACAAACTAAAGAACTAAAATCATTATACCAAAATAGCTCGATACAATACCCAGTTAAAAAGTATTATGTTCGCATTAAAAAACGGATTAATACAAATGGGTATATTGATCTAGAGTACGAGATAATGTTAGCGAGAAGTTATGATGGAGATTTGGGAGCTAAGAATCGCAAGTACCTCAATGTATTGTTAGCAACTGGTGCAGGGGTATTTAGTGGTGGTATCAACCCACCAAGAGAGGAGCATGTATATACTTATCCTGAACTTGGCTCTCCACATATGATAACTGGGGTGGGTGATGTAATTAAGAATGTAACACTTGATGTTAATCTTGACGACCCAGATAACGCTGTAGTGATTGAGGATTATAGCCCACAGAATATTAATCCCAATACCAAGGTAGAATCTAAATCTAGGTTTACTGTAGACTTTCGTAATGTAAAAAAATTTGCTATACCTATCCCTTTACCAAGTTGGAATTGGGAACACAGTTTTAGTTTTGACTCTGCTATGTACCAAATTAACTCTATTGCTAAAGATAATGTTCTGGCTCGTGAGTTTATCTGGGAGCTTAACGGTAACCCGAGAAAATGGGCGTATAATGATACTGAACAGTGGTCATGTGATATTTTATATTTTACACCACAATATAACTGCCCAACGTATAGCTATTATAGTATAGACAAGGTTAAGATGGAGGGGTATTTATATGATTTTAAGCCAACGACTCTTGTGAGATATTCTGCTAATCCTGACTACAATGGTAAGTCGGAGTTATGGCTAGGCACTCATGCCACGGTTGGTAGGATGTTGGCATCGGCTAAGTATGAAATCTGGACACACTTTTTCTCTGATACAATAAGGGCGTTAAACAATCGCATTAGTTTTGAGTTCAATGATTATAGTAGTTATAAAGTTAATACTTTAACTACTGTCGACGATGTCCAACATTTAACAATTGATTGGAGTAGCCCAGTATTTGAACAATTTTACCCGACTACATACAAGTTCATAAAAGACAATGTATGTTTGACTAATAGAAGCGATAAGGTTATTGCTAGTGAATGTTTAACAGCTACTGATGATAAGTATCATACTCAAAAATGGTTATTTGATTCGGATAATAAGTTAATCCGTAGTTTTGATAATGTAGACAATTGCATTACTTATCAAAATGGGGAATTTATCTTATCAAAGTGTGACGTTAATTTGTCCGAAAATAGCTGGTTCAATAAATTACCAAATGACCAAAATTATAAACTTTATTATAAAGATAAGTTTATAACTGTGATAAACGGTAAATTGGGGTTAGCAACAACTGCTAAAGATGTATTGGTAAAATTAGATAATTATTAGCCGTGTATATTCGGTTAAATATTTATACATGGCTAATAGCCTTATGGTGTAATTATATTTTTAACACATAATTTTAATATTTTAAAAGCTAAAGAATTTTAAACAAAAATCCTAAAATATTTTTTTGCACACTAAGCTCAAATTTGCGTTATTTTGTATTTGTTGATATATTAGTATCAAATTACACTATAACGCAATCTACATACTTTTAAACGCACGTAAGGGGGAACAATGATTATAACTATATTATAAAGGTGTAAATTATGAAAAAGCTAATTATTTTGGTATTTTGTGTACTTTTAGGTCGTGCTTATGCGGTACAATTTGAGGGCGGTATCAATTTATTGGGTCAAGGATTTTCAATAGGTGAGAATTTAACCGATAATATTGTCATGAAAATAAATTATAATAATGTTGACTTTAACCAAGGTTTAGAAAATAATAATCTATCAATGCAAGGTAATAATTTGGGGGCAATACTAAGTTATAAATTGATTGATAATTTATTTATTGAGGGTGGGGTATATTATAATAATTTTGGTATTAGCGAACATTACGATGAAAATGAAGCATTTAATAGAATAATTAGCTTACATCATAAATTAGATGTGACTATAGAGCCGATTAGTTATTATGCGGGAATTAATTATACAGTGCCAATAAATAAACAATGGTATACCAACTTAACCGTTGGATTATTAACTGTAAACGGTACAAAATATAGAAGCGTTAGGGCTAACGGTAATATTAATTTGCATGAAAAACCTGAGGCAATTAATTTAAATATTCCAATGGTGGGATTAAGTATTGGTTATAGATTTTAAGGGGGATACAATGCAACATATAGAATCTGGAGAACAAAAAGCGTTATTTGAATGGGCTGAATTACAAAAAGGATTATATCCTGAATTGTTTTGGCTGAATGGTAGTGCTAATGGGCAATATATCACAAATCCTGCTTCACGCAAATTAGCCAATGCGTTGGGACGTAAAAAAGGACACCCTGATGTGCAGTTGCCTGTACCAAATAAACAATATATTGGTTTATATATTGAAATGAAAGCAGGAAATAACACTACAACACCAGAGCAAAAAATATGGCTTGAAGGATTAAAAAAACTAGGTCATTGCACTTGTGTTTGTTATTCTTGTCAAGAAGCCATAGATGTTATACTAGAGTATCTAGCAAATAGAAATAAACACGAATGTGCATTATTGGGTAAAGTTTCAAATTGTAGTTAATTTAGAAAGAATTTATCTAATTGATGGATTCCTTATTTTAAAGAAAGTTTAAAATGAAAAATTTGGGGGAAATAGAAAATTATTGTAAACAATATTATAATAATAATAATAGATATTATCATAATTGGAAACATATAGATTATATTTTACAAGTTTTTAACTATTTAAAAAAAAATAAATATTTATTAATGTCTAACGAAAGGGAACAAGCCTATATAATTGCTATATATTTTCATGATTTGGTTTATGACCCTTATCAAAAAGATAATTTAAACATACGACAAAGTATAGAGTTATTTAAAAAATATGCAAAAAATAAAAATCTGGATAATGATAGAATTATAACTTTAATTGAAGCAACTGATTATTCGATCCCTTTACAGAGTAAAACAACAGAACAAAGAATTATGACTGATTTAGATTTGTCTATTTTAGCGTCTAAAGTTGATATTTATACAGCATATACTGCAAACATTAAAAAAGAATATAAAGATTATTCAGAATATGATTATACAGTCGGTAGACGTAAATTAATGTGTCAATTATATGAATTGGCTAATCAAAATAAATTATTTATTGTTTTGCCAGAATTTAACAAAAAAGCATTATATAACATATCTCAAGAATTAGAAGGATTAAAAATATGAAAACAATGCAACAAATTAATGAGTACATATCACCAGAATTACAAAAAGCAAACAATATTATTGGAGTTAATTTAGCAATGTTTATCGCTCAATCCCATCACGAAACAATGGGTTTTAGGCGGTTTATGGAACTTACAAATTACACTAGTGCCGAACAATTAATCAAAACATTCCCCAAGCATTTTAATACAGAAAATGTAAATAGATACCTTGGTCAACCAATTAAAATTGCTAGTAGGGCTTATTCTAAAAGAATGGGCAACGGAGATGAACCAAGCTGTGATGGTTATGTTTATCGCGGAAGTGGTGGATTAATGTTGACAGGTTTAGCTGACTATATCAGATTTACTAAAGATATTGACCCCGCAAGTATTAAACCATACTATGCAGACAAAATTGGTAAAAGTAAAGAGTTGTGTTTAACTTCTGCAATTTGGGTTTGGCACGATAAAAAACTTGCTAATTGTGATGTTTATACTTGTACTAGACGCTTAAATGGTGGTCAAATTGGTATTGAAGACCGTGTAAAATTATTTGAATCTTACAGAAAAATTGTAAAGTAAAAACAGCCTTGGGGATACTTCAAGGCTGTTTTTCTTTTAATTAACAGAATTTAATATAAAATTACCTTCTGTAATTTGAGTTACTGTGCCTGTAATGCTGGATAAAGTAAATGAAATGCTTGGGGATGCTGTGCTAGTCGTTGTTATTACTGCTGAACAAGTATATAATAATGTAGTGTTAGCAATCAAAGAAACCAAGTTGCTATTAACGGTGCAATTAGTTCCAGTAATCGCAATATTACCAGTGCCTCCAGTTGCGGTAGTAATTCCAATAGTAAATACAGTATTTAATGTTTTATTAAGTGGTAATGTTATATGATTTCCAAGTCCATCATAACCGATGTCAGAAGAATTAGACTTTCTGCTTCCTAATAGATTTAAAACCCCATTTGCCAAGACGTTTGTAGAGCGACCGATTGAATTAATATTAGCATAACTTAATGAAGTTGGCGTTACAGAGACAACGCCTGTTTGAGTCCACGAGTCCGTATCAACACTTGGTCTTACATTTTTTGTCGGGAGTTTAACTTTATTTGCAATATAAACAATATTATTATCCGTGACTTCGGGGTAATATATAACTCCTGCATTAATGGATGGTGCATATTGTGCGGTTGAGCTCCACGCTCCATAGTGATTTGTTGACTTATACATTTTATTCTCCTTCTTTTTCTTTTTTAAAATAATTATAACCATGTTTAGCTAAATAAGCTACTATTATACCGACAATTGCGTGTATAAATTCAGTATTTTGAAATATAGTAGCTATAAAATTAAGTAATAGTTCACCAAATTTATTAAATAAATAATCGATTTGTTGCTCCTGAAAAATTTCTAATACAATAAAAAAAGGCAATGCAATTAAGGCATATTTTGCTATTTTATTTTTAAAAAAATGCTTAAGTAAATCAATTATTTTATCCAATATTAAGCTCCTTTTTTACTGCTGTTTAAGTGAGATAAAAACTCATCAATCCTAGCTAAATGAATTTGTGTATCGACTGATGTTTGTTTGATTTCTTTTATATCTTTTTTAATTTCTTTGTCATTTTCTTTGTCATTTTCTTTTGACTCTTTTATTTCTTTAATTATAGATTTTAATTGTTCTAAAGTTTTAAAATAAAATCCACATAAGAAACACAACAAAGAACATAAAGTAAAAACCATTCCGATTAAAGCACTAATCTGATTAATCATAATTATATTGCCCTTTTGTATCATCTATATTTAATTTTATAACACATTTATTTAAAATATTAATATATATTTTACGAGTCAAAACCGTCAATATAGCAATAATGATTATCAACGGTAGAACAATTAAAAATAATATTGTAAACCCAAAATCAGATAATTTGTGTAATAAATTAATAATTACTTCATTGTTATTCATAACTAAAACAATACAGGTACATATTGTGCAATTATATTATTTTGTTTTGGACTAAAAACTAAATATGCTACAACAATTAATATATAACTCACATAGCTAAATGACAATATATCAATTGCAGTATATAAATAATTTTTTAATTGCCAATGATTTGCAAAACCCTCTTGAAAATCACACATAATCGCATAACCAATACGCAACACGAACCAACCAGATAACTGTAAAATAGCTATATTTTTAAGTGAATCAATCCCGCACAAAGACCACAGCAAAAACATTCCCATCATTGTTGCATGAATTATATTATGAGGTTCATTAAACCAAGTTTCATTTTTGAGAATGACCCAGCGTCCAATAGTCCACCACGATAATAAAATTGTACCTAAAATTGTAAAAAATATTCCCACTCTGTATTCCTTTTTAAATTAAAAATAAATTTTTACTATTACCAAAAATAAATTGCAATTTTTTAATAATATCAACATTTTGTATTCCATCAAATCTTACCAAATAATTATTAACTACCGGTTTGATTGTGTCTAAATATTGATAAATATTATCTAAATTATTCACCCACAACAAAGGGAATGATGTTGCAATAGTAACATCATTATTAATGGTTTTAAATTTATTGTAACACTCAACAGTAAGTGATACCTGATTATCTACTGTTCTTACAGTATCTATATTCCCTTGTAGTTCTTTACAAAATGCATATTGAGCATTATTTAATAAATCAACATTAATATCATCTGATAAATTATTAATTGTATATAAAGTTGTCATAATATCTCCTTAATTTAAAATTTAATATGAAAATAAACAAATTCAGTCGGCTGCATGTTATTATGAGGTTGCGCCCCCCCCACACTATTTGTATTATACTGGCTATTCCCAGTATCTAAACCGCTAAAGTTACTAAAAACATCATTTGCATCATAATCAGTCCTAACGTATCCTTGCACAGAATGGCTGTGGCTTGGCATCTCATTAATGCTTAATGTGTGTGTTTCAGCCCCTGTAGACTTACCTATCCCATGTGTTGTACTTGAATTTGCAAGAACTTTCCCCCTGTAATCAGGTACATTGAATGTAGTAGCATTTGACACATTGCCGATTGTTAAAAATACAGTATGGATTCCTGATTGAGTACCTGTAGTGGCTATATATGTTCCTGCTATTAGATTAGCGTAACTAGTGGCTACATTAAATGTATTAGCACCTGTTACATTTACCCAATATGTTGTATTTGCAGTTAAAGCTGTAGGTAATGCACCTGTAGTTGTAAAGTAAACTTTTTGTCCAGTTGTTAAACCGTGGTTGGCTCTAGTTACAATGCATGGGGTTGCAATGGTTAAAGTTACAGTTCCTTGTTGTACATTTAACAAATTAAATAATTCTAAATAATCAGTACGATTGTAACTTGTTCCATCACATAATAAATAACCATTAATCGTCGGTGATACATTTTGTATTACAGTCCCAATTGGCACATTATTAACAGAACCACCAGCAGGAACAGTCCATGTTCCATCTGCTTTAAGGAATTTACCCGCTGTAGAATCGCCACTAGCTGGAGCTGGAACAAGACCCTTTGTGCCACCAGAACCAGAGTCTCCCGACATAGTATTTAACATAGCTGTTACTTGTGTTGCAGTTAAATCACTTGCATTACTTGTACTTCCTGTGTCATTTCCTTTAATTGTCTTGGTTGACATTTGTGCAAGTTTAGTATTACTAACTGCATTAGTACCAATAGTTAAAACCCCAGCATTGGTAATAGTAGCATCGCCACTTAATGCGACCCCTGTTGCTACGTTAGAACTATTACCCACAAATACGTTTGCTGAAGTGAGGACTGGTGCTAAATAATCCGTACCTGCTGTTGCTGCACTAATAGAACCTGAACTACCCTTTAGTATTCCAGATGCTGAGGTAGTAAATGTACTAATTTTATTTATATCATCATTTACTACAACTATCCCATTCCCAGAAGCTACTTGATAAGCTGTAATTGGAGTATACGAAGCTTTAATAATATAATTAACAGCAACGTTTACAGGGCGAGTTTCTAGTCCACCAGTTGCATTAATTGTAACGGTATGACTATGTGTCAACATCGATGATGCTACAGTAGTATTCCCAGTTATACATACGTTATTTGTGGCATTTCCACCCTCATCAGTAGAATAGGTTACAGAACTTAATCCATTTCCTGTAGAGCCAGTATGATTATGGCTTTCAAAAGCATCTTGTTGAATGCTTTTTAAAGTTCTTCCTGTTTGCGTGTCTACAGTTCCTGTTGTATCAAGTCCACGAAGGAAGTAGCCTCTTAAATCAGGTAAAGTTGTGCTACCCAAAAACGTTTGTAAGCTAGGATAGGTTGTAGCACTGAAAGTAGAACCATCACACAACAGCCAACCAGATGGGATTGTAGAGCCATAAAACGCCAATATCGCACCAATTGGAGTTAACTCTCCACCACTACCGCTACCAGCCGTTCCCCATGATGCAACCGACCCATTGGTTGTTAAGAATTTACCAGATTGACTAGTTTGAGATGGTAATAATGCATTTATTGCTCCAGAGGCAGTTGTTTGTCCAGTTCCGCCACTAGTAATTGGTAATCCTGCTCCAAGTGTGATAGAATCAAAATTAACAGACCTAGTTAATATTGTCCCAGCTATTGTGCTACTTGTATTGGGTGTATAATTTATAAAACTATAAAAAGCACCACTAGCCACATTAATTAAAGCTGGAGCTGGAGGAAATGAACCAGTTACTAATATTGAACTATTTGTAATGTACAAATATGAACCCGCACTTGTTGTGATAGCATTAGTTACAGAAGATGTACTATACACAGTCGTGTCATCAATACCTAATACCCCAGCAGTTAAAGTTATTGCTTTACTATTTAAAGCACTTAATAAACTAACCACTGCTGTACCGTTATTGATTGTTGTAGTTCCTAATGTGCAACCACTACAAAAATTAACACCCCCAGCACCTGTAATACTAATTGTGGTTGTTGAGCCCTGCAAGTCTGTATCTATTGCTTGAAAATAACCAGAGCCAGTTTTAGAAAATGCAGTTGTTACACCACCACCCGACATATATAATGAACCAGCACCGCTATGAGTTAAGTTAGCAAAAGCTATTCCATATGTTTGGATATTACTTGCCGCATTCGCAATTGTAATTGTACCAGTAAAGTTTACGGCATTATTTCTTGATAAACTTGCAATTGTAATGTTTGATGCTGTAATTGTTATAGATTCCGAATAGCCACCAGTTACGGGAGCAATTAAAATAACCCCAGCAGTATTACCAAGTATAGTTAATGCTTGAGCCAATGTTGCTACAGCTGTATTCCATGATAACCCATTATTACTATTACTACCATTTGAACCTGATACATAAATAATATTTGTACTTACGTTATTTAATATTGCGTTCAATTGCGACATCGTCAAGTCGGAAGCATTGGCTGTACTTCCTGTATTATTACCTTTCACTGTATTTGTAGCCATCTGTGCTTGTTTAGCATTAGTTACTGCATTATTACTAATTGTAGTAGCTAAACTACCAGCCGTATTAATAATGTCACCTGTAAACGCTGGGATTGATGCCGTAGGTATTGTAGTTGTTGGTGTTACTTGTGTCCCTGTTGCATTAAATACAGCTAATTGGTTTGCCGTAGGTGTTGCAGATGATGAAGTAACTGGATTTGTTAAAGCCGATTGTTTACTATTAAATGTGTTCCAATCTGTATTAGACAAATAACCAGCTTGTGATGTTGTTGCTTGTTTAACTTGGATTGATGCATTTGTTAATGTCGCACCTGTACCGCCTGTCACAGTTAATACTGATGACGTAGCTTCGGTTAAATTACCTGAACCAGTCAATTGTCCAACGGGTAAAGCTAATGAGCCCAATGTTGTTAGAGTAGTATTGCTTGTGGCTGTTATGTTACTCGCTGTTCCTGTCGTATTTTGGTTAAGCGTAGGAACGTCAGAAGCTTGTATTGTTGATAACGTGCTATTTGTACCGTCGCTTCTTAAATATTTACCAGTAGATTGTGTACCAGTCAAAGCGTTGATCGCTCCTTGCTGTGTTGTTTGTCCAGTACCGCCATTAGCAATAGCTACGACGCCTGTTACATTTGTCGCCACAATATTTGTTAATAATGAGCCATCCAGTGCAGGTAATTTACCTGTAGAATTAGTTTGTACTAGTTGACTATTACCGTTAAATATATTTCCCTGAGTTGTTATTGAGGTACTTGCAATTGTACTATCGATAACTTGACCTGAACCGTTCAATGTTGCCACATTCCCAGCTGTTGCAGAGGATACCAAATTTTGTTTAGTTGTGTCTGATGCATGAATATGATCAGCTCTAGCAATGGTAGATAAAGAACCAACTGATACAATGCCATCCATTTGAATATTAGCAGTTGAGGTCTCAAAGTTTTGGTTAAATGCGGTATTAGTAGCAGTGCTCGTTGCTATATTTGAAGCATTACCTACAAAAGTATTACCAGAAGGTAGAGAATTAGATAATCCATTAGTAACTTGAGATATTGTATAGTCTCCTATTTGAGCAGTAACCGCACCTATTCTACCGAATACTGAATCAACGGCATTTGATTCTATTAACCAATTTGCGGAGGTTTGACCAGGTGTATCTATTGCCGCTTGAATTGAAGAGCCTACAACTACGGCTTTACCACCTAACGTACCTGCAACAGTAATATACCAATAATCCCCCGCCATAATAGCACCACTTGCCCCAGAACCGCCAGTAGATGGGAATAAATTGGTAGAAGCGTTATACCCACCTCTAAAACTTTCTGGGCTACCCGAAGCTTCTACGTATGAATTAGTGGTACTATTCCAATAATAAGCTAAACTTGTATCTTGTGCTATATAAATTATAGTTGGCGACCCTGTAGTAGGGAATGCAGAGCGAGTGGCATATTGTAATACTCCACCACCTCCCCCACTATTTTGAGGGAATACATTTGTACCAATTGTCATTTTGATATACTCCTATGCATCAGATAAATTGTACATTTTAATGTCAGATATTGTGTCTAATCCCACAGCATTTCCTGTAACAGATTTTACAACTCGATAGCGTTGGGTATCATTCGATATACTCATAAAATTATTTGTAGAGTTTAATTGATATACTTGACCATTATACTTTGCATTAGCCCAAATTTCATTAGCCGAATCATATACTTGTAATGTAATAGTCTCATTCGGAAATAATACATTACAGCATAAAGCTATATTATTTTTACCAATCGGCGAAAAAGAAGGGCTGGTATACGCTGTTGTTGTTTTAGGGATTAATACACTCACTGACATTTTATTTATCCTTCTAATAATTCATTAGTGCCTATAATTACAAAATTACCATTTTCATCTACACTAATTTTTTTTTGTTCTTTTATATATTCTTCTAATTGATTAAATTGCTTTTCAGTAATTTCAACTGCATCTTTAGGGATTTCAGTATCACTAGTACAACCTGCACAATTTATAAAACCATCTTTTATTATATAAAAATATTTCATGCTAAAATCCTGTAAAAATTATACTAAAATACCCTTTAAATCTATCTCCAGAGTCTCCACCAAGAATATCTTCGAAATCAAGATTGATGCCTCCCTGTGCAGTCAAAACACGTGTAGAACCTGTAATAATTTTCGGTGTGTTGTTGATGGTTCTTCCTGATAATGGACCATAAGCATTGTAATAAACCTGCGACAGAGGAAGCTGAATAGTATGCAGAGCGGCCAGATACGTAACATCGAAAATCCCCCCAGTGATGGAAATCGAAAAAGTATTCTGTCCTATACGTTTTTTTTCCATATTTAAGCTATATTCACCTTCACCATCACCCAGAACTCCCGTTAAAAATATATTGGTACAATCTTGTATATATGCTTGAGAGAACGGGCTAACAGATAAAGTGCCTAAGTCTGGACAATACGGTCTCTTATTTACTTCCCAATATGTACTGTGATTCACTGTGCGGTCTGGATTTTCAACCCAAGTAACAGCCCGTGCTTTTCCCGTACTAACTTCAACTTGATGACAAGCCCGTCTACCCTCTGAATCACGAGTTTTTATTACTTGTGTCCCACCTACAACCCTACCGCCAATAGTTACCGAGCCTGTAGTTGCATCGTCTATAATGTCTGGGAACTCACCAGCATTAACTAAATTCTGCCAGTTGATGCCGTCATTAATAAAACTTGGTGTAGTAACAAAATTAGCTGTATTATTATTTTTCAGTGATAATTGATAAGTATTATTACTTGCACACCATAAAACAGTCCCAATAGAATAACCATTATTTTGTGTTGAATAATCGGCATCGAATGTTACTTGTTTGCCTCCGTTACGTTCAAATAAAGGTAATGATAACGCTTGTAATAACCCGTTAAATTCCGCACGTTTAACGTATTGTCCGCCACCTGCTGGGTCTTGTTCTTGAGATTCTGGGACACCAGTCTCAATATTAATTTGCGTCGCACTTGCATTTTGGGCTGGTGTGACAATATCAGACGTGCTTGATAACCCATTACCAAACTTTTTAATCCAATTAAAAGACATCTAAAACTCCTGTTCAAAAATAAAAAAATGTAAAACTTGTTATGGTAGCGGTGGCTTTAATCTCAAACTAAACCCCATTGGTCTTGGTAAAATACCCTCCAAATTATAAATTGTAGGTTCGTACGGCTGTAAAACTTGTGAAAAATTATATATTACCTCCATGTCGCCCTCTGTAATTGTGACTTGTTGAGTGTTATTTGGTAATTGTTGATAGTAATTATTCATCATCTGAGATATATTATATATACTAGGATTGATATGTTGTGTAATCCATTTTAACTTTAGCATCTGTCTATACGGTTCGTCTGGTAAATCTTGATATACAGAACTTCTTTTTTTATAAAAAGTACCGTTGTTAAAGTTTTTTGGTTTATAATTTCCCGAGGTTGACCCCACCATTCCAAAAAAAATATTACTGTTAATGGGGATTTCCACAGTTCTTGACCTGTTTAATATTCTACCCCAATTGTTTAATCCTTCTTTATCTGCAGTATCAATGTTAAAATAATTTTGATACCAAGCGTCAAGGTTATATTCATATAATATAGTAAACCCGTTTACCACTGATTTTATACTTTTATATTGATCGTATTGAATATATAAAGACATATTAATCCACCAATGTTACATAAATATCTGCAGTTGCATTAAGAGTTGGAGATTCATTAATTTCTAAATCAACAATTAACCCTTGAGAGCCACCAACTCTACCAATTGTAAATACTCTAATATCATATACATTAACTGAGTTTAATGTTGAATAAAACCAACTCGCTGCGATTGATTCTGCCATTTGTACTGTGGGTGTAACAGTTTTATCTTCAAATCTTACACCTAAAGCGTTTTGAATTGTTGCAATTATTGATTCTGCATACAAATCACTTTTCCCTATCGTTATATTCATTTGTATAGAAACTTCAGTCGCCCAGTCAAATTGGTATGGGTAACGTTGCCAATAATATTTTGGGTCAATAATGTTGCCAGTTGTAATTCCGTTCATATTACAACCCGGCGGTTTCTGTTTAACAATAATCTCACCGACCACATCTTTCCCCCCTGGATTCAATGCTGGACTCCAGACAAAAACGTAAATACTATGCGGTAATATCGTAACTGAATGTGTTGTGTCTGGAACATCGGTTCTATTTTCAACAATATTAAAATCGTCAATATCAGGATTATTAATTAAAGCTGTAATTAAAGATTGTAACATTCCAAAAGCATTAGAGTATAAAGCTTTTTTAGCTCTTAGACGAAATGCGTTATCTGTTTCTTCGGGCTTACCAACAACTCCAGCAACAATATTATTAATTGTATCCCATCCAACAACTTGTTGTATCACTCTATTTATTGACCCAATAGGGGCAGTTATTGCACCACTTTTGACCGCTTGAAAAGTTGCAGTTGTTGTACCGCTAACTAATTCAATTTGTGCAATATTTTTAAATTCATCTCCTGCTGTACTTAAAGCCCTAGCTTCACCAGCTTTTAATACAGTACCCGCTATCCCCGTCAATTGACAGCTAACTGTAGTACGAGTCGATGGTTGTCTTGCAACATCTCCGAATGCGTAAACTGCGTCTAAATAACGACCATACGAATACCGAGGGTCGTACACAAGACTAAACGTTTCGGCTAGATGTGATTCAACAGTAGCCAACAAGTTCATTTGCTCTTGAATAAGCACACCGTTTACTGTGGCTTTGTCTGTATTGAAATTATTACCATACGCTGTTTTATAGACTTTGGTTACTGCTTCCTGCAATTGAGTTGCTGTTCTTTTTACAAATATTTCATTAGCCATTTTACACCGTTACTTCCAAATTTTGACCACTATTTAATACTTCTTTTATCTTAATGTTCAATATTTTTTGATTTTTATCTAGCGTATAATCAATACTTGTTATCTCTTTAATACCGTACTGTGCTAATGTGTCTGCATCTAAATTATCATTAACTTTAAAACTAGCTATTTGTATGAAGTAATCCATTTCTTCAACAGTAATATTATCTTTGTTAAAAATAAAAAGATAATTAACTCCATTAGACTTGTCATAATCACATTCTCCACGCCATAACTTTAAATTGCTAACTTGAGCTTGTGCTACTTCATCTTTGCCAGATACGGTAACTATTTGTCCGTTCTCGTCAAGGTAGCTATCGTAATTAATCAGTTTAGGCGGAACATCATTAGTATAAAATCCTTTAGTCGCTATTAATGTCATATACAATCAACTTTTTGTAAATTTTTGAAATTCATTTCTTCATGCCACACGTCTGTGTGTGGTTCTACCACCAACGTGAAAAATATAACTGGTTGAAAATTAGGCGTAAATGGCTTATAACATGTTGTAATTTTTTTTGTATCAAAAATTTTTAACATATTATTTTCTACTACCATATCAACAAGTGCGACTGGTAAATTTGGGACATATGTTATTAATGTTTGATGAGTAAAATTATATATTTTATGTTGGTCACTGACCATATAATCAATTTGATGATCGTGAATAATTGCCAATCCATGAGAATTTTGTGATAAAGTAATATCAAGATCAATGCTCGTGAGAGGAATATCATTGATATTATCTGCAAACGCATTAAATCCCGCTATCATACCCAATAAACATAATAATTTTTTCATAATTTTATATCCCTTTAAAGTGCTTTTGTAGTTGTGCTGTATTGTGAAATTACCTCACAAGGTTTGCCTTCTGAATCATTAATAATAGTGTTTTTTGTAAGGACATAAGCCCCACCAGAGCCTCCTAAATTAATGTTGTTGCTTATTATATCACATTCATTAGCTGTTATGGTGGCTTTATTTGCTATTGTTGCATTGATATTTTGACCTGTTATATTTATATCTTTATCCGCACTAATTATATCTATTCCGTCTTTTGAGAATTTAATTTTGATTGTTGGCGGAGTATTACTCAATACTCCCAACACTATACCGTCCTGTACATCAAATTGTCTTAGATTTGCTGGGTTTTGTCTTGTCAATTGTTTTTTAATTGTTGAGATATTTCGTTGTGCAAAACCAACAACTACTTTATCATCTTTAACTGGTGGTATCTCTATACCAGCAATTCCGCCTCTAATCTGCATAATTGGTAAATTAAACTGTAAAGGAGGTTCAATTGGATTGCCGAGATTGTCTATCATATTGATTAATGAGGATACATCACAACTACCATCATCGTTCACTTTATCAATATTACAAATTAAAATAGTATTCACATCCATTAATTGTTGTTTAATTGCATAGCGTACTTGATTAGTCAAGTTTATTGTATCCTCGGGTCTTATGTGTGACTTTGTCGTCATGCTAAAGCTCCAGTCGTGTATAACACGTTATTAAGTGATAATGTACTCTCCCATAAAGAACCCCTGTTCTCTAACTCTATATTCAATCCATTAACATACCATCTTTTTTGTAGTTCGCCGTTCTCATTCACGAATTGAGTATTGCTCTCTAAGTCAATTAATGAGCCGTAAGTTACTTGTGGATTATAATATGTTCTGCATTGAATACCCATTGACGCAGTAACTGGATAACCTAATAATCCCGTTTGGTAATTAATTAATATAGGGTCTGGTGTTAATCTAAATTCAGAATTTACAGGAGCAACTAAAATGTACTTATCGTCTTGCATCCATTTATAGCCATTTGGTCTTGTACTCATAGTCATTTGGTGTTTGAAATTCCCATATATTGCTATATTTTCAGCGAATCCAGTTACATTATTTGGAGTATAAATAAAATCCTCTCCAGCATTTGATACAATATTAGAAAATAAATTAGTTAAAGGAATTGAACCCTTTACTGATATTGGTTTTAGTAAAACATTGTCCGAATAATACCCAACAATTGATTGAATAATGAACGGTCTATTTGGGTTATTACGATCAACTCCACCCAAATAAATATCCCCAACATAAGTCAAAGGCGGATAATTATTATCGTCTAATGTATAACCTGCGTAAATTAAAACTTTATTATCTTTATACAGAGGCACACCTTGATTGTATATTAATTTATCTAATACATCAATATCCTCATTTAACATGCCCATGATTGATACATTGGCACTACTATTCATTTGACCAACCGATTTGTTAATAGTTGCTTTAACTGTTAGACTAGAATTGTCTGAATTGGCTCTAATAATTTTAGTATTACTGCCGCCAGAGTTTGGGAATTGTTGCTTATCCAGCACTAACTCAATAACAATATGTCTAGTTTTTAATGCCATTGATTAGTATCCGACCATAATAAAAAACAAGTTTTGCCAAAATTATTGTAATCTGGCTCTTGGTCTTCGCTGTCATAAAAATATAAATACCCAATTAAATCGCTATTGTACTGGTTTAAATTTTGACTATTATTACACGGAACATTAGCATATATTAATATACCATTTAAATAAATATTTGTCAATAATTTACGGTGAATGATTTCACCCTCGTATTCACAATCGTTTGTATATAACTCTAAAGTTATTGATTGATTGTTTAGCACAACACTTAAGGTCTGGTTAATTACATTTTCTAATGGTATTTGGACTATCATTATTGAGGCACCTTTTTATCTGGTTTTTGTGGGGTAACTTGCCCATTTTGTTTGCTAGTCGCTTGAGTCTGGTCAGATATATTATCGACTTTCAAATTATTATATTCAACTGATGCGACTCTGACTTGTTGGAATGTGAGTGTTGGTCTTAAGTAATTAATAGTGTTATTCTGCGAATATTCCACATCAATTAATTTAAGATTGGTATAATTACGCAACAATGGATAACTTTTCAATACCACTAATAATGTATTGTTTTTTAAATATTTATCTAATTGATTTTCTATTGTTGACAATCTATCTCGCAAACTTGAAGGGTTAAATAAGCTGGTTATTTGGGTAGTTAAAATCGTAGATGCTATACCCTCTAATGTAAATATAAACGGGCTAGTGATAATGCTGTCGTTTGTAAATTGCCCATTTTCTAATGGTTGAGTAGGAACTTGAATAGTGTTTTTATATTTAATATTAGCAAAAGTATTCAACTCTATAGCTTGGCTTTTTGTAGTTAAATCTTTATTTGAAATAGAATCAAAATAACTCATTTCATAAATATAAAATTTATTTTCATAATTGCCAAATATTAAATTTTTGGCTTTGTTTAGATATGGACTCATGCCAACCTCCCAGTATTGAAGCCATTTACCATCAAAGCGTTTTTAAGGGATTCTTGCGTAAATTCATGCGGTTTAGTTACATTTGGTAAACTAATTGATCCTATTTGTATATTCGTGCTGGTATTGGGTATTGTTGGTCTATTATTTGGGCTATTTAACAATTGGGCATGTTCATCGCTTAAACTTCTTGGCTTTATTAATTGACGCTTACCCTGTTCATAATCTTGTTGATTGATTAATTTGCCATTTTGCATAATTGGAGGTACAGAGTCGAAATCATTTGAATTAGAGGTCTGTTCTGCTTTAATTGGCTTTTTAATTGGGGTTGATTTGCCCTTTAAATAATCAGCACCTTTTTTAGCATAATACGTCAATCCCTCAATCGCTTCTATTGGGTTTGTCACAATGCGAAAACCTATTTGTTTTTCTACTGCGTGTTTTGTGTCTTTAGCAACTTTTAATACGTCTTTTACTTGTTTATTTTCTAACGCAGAACTAATCATTGATTTCACTAAATCAAACAATGATGTAAATAAATCAATGATTTTACCCATAGCCTTAATTGTGGGTACTAATATATCGCCCAACCCTTTAAATGCAGGAATTAAATGCTCTCCCACTTCATAAGCAACCATTTTAATAGATTGAAATAGACCATCAAAATAGTTTTTCATTTTGACGGCTTCTTCTGTTTGTTCTTTAGATAATATACCTTTTTGACCAACATCATTAAATAATTGCTGTTGTTCTTGAGGTGATTTCTGACCCAAAAGCAATTCTGAGTCCGTGATACCAGTCAGCATTTGTATTGTTTTTTGGGTTTGGACATTTTTCTCTCGACCTATACGCTCCAATATCATTTTTTTAACGTCCAAAGCCGTCATTTTGTCATCTACGTGCATACCGTATCTAGACAGAGAATTACCAAGATTCGGGTCTGAACCCTTACGCATTGCCGTCAATCTTTTATCTAATGTTAATAATGAAGAATCAGCCTCTTCCACAGAACCGCCCATCCTTACTATAGATTGCTCATATATTTGTAAGTCTTTTGCACTTGTCCGCAAATTCTGGGATAAAAATTTAACCCTAGCACCTTCGTTTGAGAATTTCCTTACTAATTCCTCTCCAGCAATAATTGATCCACCAATAACCCCACCAATGCCTAATATTGAACCTAGGCTTTTACCTGATAATGACTTTAAAGGATTAAAATCAGAAAATGATTTTGTTAAAATATTAAAATTAGTGTTTACTTCTTTTAATCCAGTGTTAAACGTCTTAAAGAATTGCGATGTGTTTTTATTGACTGATTTAAATGTTTTGTTAAAGACACTGTTATTTTTTTTAGCAGTTGTAGTTAATAATGTAGGGATTGCTTTAATATCTTTTTTAGCTTTTTTAGTGTCTACCAAAAATTGCAATACGAATTTATCAGCAACTTCCATTTTATTTATCCTGCTTATTATTATAGTACATTATTTGCTCGTTATAGTTATTAACTAAAATCACATCCACAAGTAATAATATTTCATCATATGTCATTTGTATTAGTTCTGACCAAGTAGCAAATTTAGCTGTTAAGATAATGCCGAACTCCGTCGGCATGTCATAATCTACTATTCCTCTACTGTTTCCTTGGGGGAATTTTCGGCTAAACTTGCTATCTTTTTTTTTAACTGTTCAAATTGCCCTTGATAATTAAATATTAGCCATTCGTAAATAATAATCAATAAATTATCTAAATTATTGATATACCTATCAATTAAATCAGTATCTTTATTGGTTAAATGTTTGAATGCAGTCATTCTTTTATTTGGAGAACGACCATCAGTATATAAAATGTGAGGTAGAATCATCGACAATAAAGAATCTGTATGCCCATCAAATACACCTAATAGACCTGCACAATCTTCAATTTGAACATTAGCAGTAAATAATATATTTAAAAAATCAGCATTTAAAATATTAGATAATTTAGTTGTCAACGACAAGCGCTCAATTACAGTCATTTTGTTTAAAATAAATTGTAAGTTACGTCCGTCATCCTCAATTGTGATTATTTTCTCTTTGTCAAATAAGTTCATTGTATCCCTTTATAAAATTATTGACCTGCGACTGATATTATACCACCAACGCCTAGTCTGATGCAATTTTGAGCAGTCCAATTAACTGTAAAATCCTCCACTTTATTGGTCATTCCAAAACCAGTAAATTTAGTGGTAATTACAAACCCGTTATATGTGAGTTTAAAATTATTATTTTGATCGGCAATCACCAGAATACCTGCAATTGGCGTTTTAAACGTATCAATATATTGTTGAATAGTCTCAATATATCCCACAGATGGAGAATTAGGTAAAAACTTCATCGTACCAGTAATTAATTCTCTTTTATAATAAATTTGTGCGGTGCCATCCGCACCGACTTCAGTTATTACCTGCTCTGGAGTATCTACCGTGAGTCTTTCATCAATACCTGCCCCATCTAATACTACGCTACCCAAAGAAAGTACGGAAGTCGGCATAATCAATGTATAAACTAGATTTTGCGAAGTTGCATTCAAATATCCATTTTGCATTTTTTATTATCCTTGTAAGGTTATAGTGCCAGTTATTGAGAACCACCCGCCATTATTCGTATACCAAATTTTAATATTCATAGGTAATTTAAGTATTCTTTGACTTGGCGATGGAGGAGTTAATTTCACATAATACCCTTGTTGTGTCATCCATTTAGATATATCAATCCCGGCTTGTTGTCTCATTAATGCTTTTTGTATGTCGTCAAAAGTATTACCAGCTTGGACAACTTGATTATTAATTGCTTTCCCCATAACCGTATCTATTGCCCCGCTTACCGCATTCTGTCCATTTGCACCATAATCTAATTTATCAGAAATACCCATCAAAACAGCTAATTCTATTTTTACTTGGTTTTGTAACCACACGTAATCATATACATTACAAGCAAATTTATAATCACCAGTTATAGACCCAGTTCTAAAGAAAGAGAAGTCTTGATTGTCCTCTTTAAATAATCCGTAAAAATTACATTTATTGGCAGTTAAACCATCATATTGAATAGCGGAACTAGCAGAATAACCCAATCCGTCTTGAGATTTGTTGGCAAATTCGATTCGTGTACCGTCCTCATAATCAATACTTGCACCCATTCCGCCAACAAAAGCACTAATGTCATAAGGCGTTGCAGGGGATTTCTCTTTAATTGGCGACACGTTTTTATACCCAGAATTTATAATGGCATATACCATATTGGCTGTGTTGCCAGACGTATATAAATTGGTTTCTGTACTCCAAGCTAAAAACACATAACGAGGGGCTAGGGTGTTAGTCCATGAAGCCAAAGCTAATGCTGTTGCGTATCCAGATTCTGCCGATAAATCCCAAATCGTAGTAAACGCTATCCAATTTGTGCTAATAGCTAACAAAGCGTTCATGTTTTGATCTGGGGTTAAATCCGTTGACCCTTGAGATAATGACGCACCTTTAGCCTTTGTTAATTTCAACAATGAACCTAATCCCGTGCCCGTAGAGTCAGTGACGTAATCTACTGCGACATGTGATGTATCTCCATTGCTAATAATAAACTTCTGTATCACGGCGTTATACGTACATATTGACCCCGCACCAATTGGCACTTGCATTGCAGTATGGATTAAAGAAGCTACTTGACTAAAACTTGTTGCACTTGACAAATCTATACCCGTGACGGACGTAGTCACATAATTAAAACTAAAATTAATTGTACCATTTGTTACAGCGATTAAAGACGCTAAATCAATGCCAAGCATTTTACCGCTTTTTATATACGGTGCAACGTCTGTATCAATATAACGCCCAAAATTAATAAACCTAGGCTTAAGTGTTGAGTTTTTTCTACCCAAAAAATATTTAACCGCAAAGTAATATTCATCAGAAGTTGAGCCAAATTGTAATGCAACAGCTTCAGCACTAACAAAAGATTTTAATGCTTCTGTGCCATTTTCTAGCAATACATTTTTAGTTAAAACAGTGGTAACTAAATCAACGCCTTGCGTACTTGTATCATTTACCAAGGCTGTAAAGTCTATAATTTTCTCTATAGGAATTGCCATTTCTATACCTTTATTAAAGTTAAATCAGTTGTATTAGTATACAGCCAATTGTCAGTTAAGATTGCGTTGCTAAACAATGATATTTTAATTGTAAAACGATCTACATAATTATCAACATCTAGCGTATCAGTTAAATTCATAATATCACCCACTTCGTGACCACTCACATTGTAATCATTTAAAAAATCTGTTGCGACTGGCGTCAGAAATACATGTTGAAAAATAATGGCATTATCCATCGCATTATCACCGTAAAAATCAATTTGTAAAACGGTATCTCTCATTGTTTGAGTAATAGTTTTATCATTAATCTTATCAATTGTTGTTATTCCTTGGTGTTTAATCCTAGGGTTTAAGTCAGAAATAATAATAAAATCATTGTCTTTTGGTAACGGATAATTATTTTGATAGCCGATAAATATATTGTTTTTGTGCATATAAAATAATTGTTCATTGCTTGTTAAGGTTGCATTTGCAGATAATGTAATGCTATTTGTAGTTTTACTAATAACATAAGTACCAGCTATAAACCCATCTGATAAAATAATATCGTTAATATTTATCAAACTAGTATCTATAATATTAGTAATAATCGGGCTATTAAGCACCATATCGCCCACAATTTCGTTACCTAAATATCTAACTAATAAATCATATAATCCGATTGTTGGGTTAGTTATTGAGATTGTTGACATGCTATCACCGCAATCCATCCAGCGTTGAACTGCTCCAACACTTGAACAATTTTAAACTCTAAATTGTTATACTTAATTAAATCACCGCCGTTTGATAATGCTCTATTGAGACCAGTTAGTGAATCAGAATTAATATAAAACTTTCTGTATATTTTAGTTAAATTAACTGCGTCAATATGCTTTAAGTCTTGGGTATTAGCTAATTCAGTACGTACACCGTTTATATTTGATAAAGTAGTGTAATTTGGAGTAACTATTCCTCTAATATTTGTATTACCATTATTGATTTTTAAATCAATAACAATATTAGGCGTTACTTTTTGTAATACGGAACTTGCCAATCTGTGTAAATTCATTATAAAACCTCATAAGCAACACTGCCACGCATGTGTCCAGTATTAACCAATGGTGTATCTTTGCCATTTTTCCATTTTATCGTTAAAGGAGAATTTGCCACAAAATCACCTTCTTCTATTGTTTCTTGTATATTCCCCGTTACAATTTCACCTAACATATTTAAAGTTTTATTCCAATCATATTTATTTTTAACTATTAATGTCTGTAAAATTCTAGTCCATTCTTTATTATGATTGTCTACTGTTTGTTGCATAAATGGGCGAGGCGGTATTACAATTTCTGTAGTTTCTTTTTTAAGATAAATACCTTGCACCGCAAACCATTTACGCATTTTATTCGTAACTCTAATATGCGCACCAAATTCATTAATAATCGCTATTTTTGCCATGTCTTTTTGTAAGAATCCCACATTTAATATGACTTTATTTGCTTGATTATTAATTGCTTTAGTTATGTTTTTTAATTTCATTAGGCACACGGCACATAAAAAAATACGCCATGATTCGCCCACAATGCTAGTACCTCTGCTCCAAAACTAGTTTGATTCCACCATGCTTCGGAGTTTGTGGTTGGGGCTTTATATTCTAAAGTAACTGATACGCTACCCTCTTTTGCATCCGATACTCTACCAACAGCATTTGTAGCACCCTGACCATCTGCACCATATTTTAGTGTTAAAATATGAGATAAGACAATGCAAGACCAGTAATACTGTTGGTTTACATCCGCAAAATAATCATCAAGCCAATTGCAATATGCCATGGCTTCATAATTATACACATTAGTCAATATGTTATTAGACAATCCATCAAATTGAGGATAATCTAATTTGTATTGAGTTGGGTCGAAAGTTTGCATCTACTTAACTTCAATTGGTTTAACTTTAAGAGGCTTTTTTATTTCATCGTCTGCTTTAGCTTTAATCTCTCGCTCTTTAGTATCTGCAACGATAAATCCTTGAGCTAAAATATGTTTCCATTTTTCGCAAATTTCCGCCCAAATTGCATCATCAACCAAAGTTAAACCATAAGCTTTTTGCTCTGGCAAATGCAACAAGTTAGACTTGGTACCACGAATTACTACATTACCAATTGAAGTGGGGAATGATATGTCTCTATAAGAACGATTCATTACATACATGTTACGCTCCTGTTGCTGTTGCTACAGCTAAAGGTAATTTTAATAAACAACCTGATACACCACTTGAGAATTTTTGAGTATACGAGCTAGTAGCAGGAATTAATCTATGAGCCATGAATTGATAAGTAAACCCATTTTGTACAGTTTCTTGCCCATCAATTGTTTTTATGATTAATTGCACCTCATTACCTGAATCAGCATCACTCAAATGGTAAGCCTCAGAAGTAACAATCTCCATACTTGGGAATGCTTTCTTTAGAGCTTCATATACTGTAATCCCAAAATCAGTTAATTTTGTGTGTAGATACGTCATTTCGGCAGGAGCTAAACACAACAATAAAGGTGTACTAGTAATTGAGCCGATTGTAATTTGGTTACTCGCAGTATTTACAATGCTGTTAAACATTAAAGAGATGTCCTGTATAATCTCTTGGAATACTTTATATTTCCATTTTGCACTTGATGGATTAGACGCACTAGCTGGTAATGGAATTGTAGCATTAAGGTCAGAATCAGTCAATAACCCTCTAATATCATTAGCTTGAGCCATGCCGTAGAAAAATATGTTGTTAGCCATTAATGCCATTTTACGAGCCTGAGCTTCGCGTTTTTGATTGATTAAATCAATTTTCGCCGCACCCATACGTGCAACTTCTTCATCACCATAACTAACATTAATTTGGTATTTATATACGCCTCTATTTTCCCAGTTTGCATTAACTCCAGCTTGACCTAAATTGCTATAATCTCCATACGTAGCAGTCTCTCCAGTATATGATATTGTCGGGAATGACATTCCTGTACTAGAGAAGTCTCCTTGTTGATAATCTGAGCCAATCTCTCTAAATGCCAATTTTTGAGTAATAGCTTTAATTAATTCATTAGAGTAGGCGATCGTCATAAACGCAGGTATACCGCTTGACGGTGTATTAAAGCTAGGGTCTACACTATCCATAGCCATAATATTACGTAATTCTGAGCGAGAGCCGATATACTGAGGTTTTTGGTCTAAAGCCATTGTCTCATCGTGAGCTAAGTATACCCTCAAATTTTCTTGATAACTACCGTCCGCCAAATCATTAATAACAACTTGACTTTCTGAACGTATTTTTTCTAAATTTAAACTCATTATTAAACTCCTAACACTTTGTTGTTATTTGATATTTTAACTAATTGCCCGGCAATTAATTCACTTGCAACGCTATCAAATATAAAATTAGTTTTAGTGTAACCAGTTAAAGTACCACCAGCATCAGCACATACCGTACCGTCTGTATTATTAATGTATACAGTAGCACCTTGCAATATAGGTGTTGAACCCACAAGCGTTACTAGTTTAACTGCGAATTGCCCATTTTGAGCCACTTCTACGGCTTGTCTGTATGCAACAATTAGACTTGCATTAGTTGATATACCTTGAGTAGCATTGATATTAGAGTTATTTCTAACTACAATACCAGCTAATATATTATTTGAGCCTTTCGCTTGTACAACTTGATTATCGGTGTTAAGAACTTGCCATACAAAAGTACCAATTTTAACCCCGTTGGTTTCGCCATTTAAATACACTTTGTCTGAATAAAATGGTGCACCGATTCTGTCGCCTTCATAAGCAATAGCTAAATCGTTTAATACGGATTTTTGAAAACTCATTATAGCCCCCTTTTAGCATAAATTGATTTTTTGTCCACAGCATTCACACTGTCTTTAGCTATAATTGCTGTTTGATTCTTCGGCTTAATTAATTGCAAAGCCCCCACAAGTGCTTTTTTAGATTCATAGTTTAAACCATCAAAAGCTACTCCATTATGTTTTAATGCAGAATTGTATAATTTCTCTGCACTGTCTAACGCCATATGATTAACTTTGCCAAGCAATGGTTCGCAAATACTTAAAGCTGTTGCATATTCTGCAATTTCTTTTTTAGCTTCAATTTTAGCTAAATTAATAATACTATCCATACCCATAACTGAATCCTTAGCCATGTCTTTATCTTTCTTACTTTCTTTATCATCAGGCTCGTTGTCCTCAGCTGGTTTATCTTTTTTGTCGTCTTTTTTATCGTCATCAGGCTCGTTGTCCTCTGCACCTTTACCCAATAAAGCTAACGCTTTCTTTCTTTTTTCCGCATCATCCATGTCAGATTGGAATATATCTATAATTTTATCACTCAATGAACCCTCTGCGTTCGCAGCGTCTTGAGCTATTGTTTTACTCATATTTTTATTTCCTTTAGAGTTATTAGTTCCATCTAACACGACAGATGGTTTATTACGTGGATTATCAACATGTGCAACATGATTTGCGTACAAATCCGTCATTTTAATGTCGTACCTTTGCCCCTTATATGTCCCCGACTCAAGAACTGGCGTATATCTATATCCAGCACTCAATCCTTTTTTACCCTCGTTTAATTCGTCAACAGCGTTTTTATCCCAAAATGTTGTTTTATCAACGGTTAGATGTTCGCCATCAAAAGCCAAGCTACTACCCAGTGTACCAATTGTATTATCTTTTGGGAATTCATCAGAATACACGACTAAATGCTCGTTTAGTAACGGCATGTTAGCGAATGTGTCTTTACTTTTTTTAATTTCTTCTGCAGGGCGTAACACTTTATATATTCTGTTCTCATCTAGCCCTAATTGTTCACAGTTTGGTATCTCTTTACCAGTATAATCAAATACACCTGCGGATGTAATAATACAATTCTCTACAGTTAGATAATTATTAATATCTACAGTTCTGGCAGAATCATGGGCTTGTGTAACACTTGGCATAAAATAATCCATAATATATTTTGGTACATTGTATCATGTATAACAATTAGTTACCATGGTATAGTGCGATATACTTGTATTTAGTTTGATAAAGTGGTATAATGGGGTTTATTTTGAAAGGGTAATAATATGCATAATACAAAAATTGAAATTGAATATATAAACATAACAACAGAAGTAAAATTAATAAAATATTTATTAAAACATATTCCATGTTCTATAGAACTAAAAGAAAATTTAGATATAGGTTTATTGGCTACAAATTTACATGCTATGCGATGTGCAATAGAGAATAAAACCCCATTTAGTCAAGAATTACACCCCGAAGCAAATAAATGCACATTAGATAGTCTTGATTCTTTAGACCATATAAGTCCTGATTATGATACAGAAAAAGTTCAAGTATTTCATGAATTTATTGATAGGGAATAAAATGAAATATAAATGTGGAGATGTGGTTAATGTAATTGGACAATCGGTCAAATTAACTGTTCTTGATTATAATACTGAAGATGGGCATAGCATGGTACTTGTAATGTGGTTTAATAAAAATCATGAATCACAAAGCATGAGAATTAGAGAAGGAGTATTAATAAAATGCAAAATATGAACGATTACCCTCAAACTGTTTCTGACAAAAAACTTAAACTTACTAAAGAAATGTTAAATAATTTAGACATTGACAAGTTTAATAGTATGGAGGTTTTTTATTTAAATGCTTATGATAAAAATGGTAAATTATTGTTTAACCCTCAAGGATATTCTTTAAACATGGTTTATGCAATAATAAAAGGATTACAAAAAGAATATAAATCATGCAATTCTTAACAACTAAAGAAGTATGCCTTCTCTTGCGGATTCATGAAAATACTCTTTACAAATGGTCTAAAGAAGGCAAATTCCCAAAACCGCTTAAAATTTATGGTAAGAATAGCAAAAGCAGATGGCTTTATAGCGATATAGAGCAGTTTATAAAGGAGAAGAAATGATATTACATATATTATTATATACAATAATAATAT